TTACGATCCTACCGCGTGGGGCATGGGTGGGGCAAAGTCAGATAATTTCTGGTTCAGAATGGCAATCTGATCCGCATTGTTATCCGACATCCATGCACCATAAACCTGATACACCATCTGCGCATTTGTGTGACCCATTTGCGACGCAATGAAGTTCGGGTTTGCTCCTGCGGTTAGCGACCAGCATGCGTAAGTGTGACGTGACTGGTATGCTCTCCTGTAACGCAAGCCTGCTCTCTTCATTGCTGATTCCCAACTCTGAGCTACAGAGCCAACAGCGTAATGGTGACCGGCGATCCCGTTTGTTACAGTAGCCTGTGGGTTAAAGACAAAAGTGCAGGGGTGAGTGGTTGTCCGGCCATACTCCCGCAATTTCACTTCGACCTGATGCTGCTTGCCGAGTCGTGTCATTTCCGCCTGATTTTTCAGCACGTCCAGTGCAGGTTGGATCAGGTGAATAACCCTGTCTGTGCCCGCATCCGTTTTTGGCAAGGTAAATTCTTTGGTTAATGTGTGATTCCTTCTGACCATTAAGGTGCCCGCCTTCAGGTCGATATCTTCCCACGCCAGCCCACATAACTCTCCGTGCCGCATCCCCGTATACACCGCCAGTGACCAGAAATTCTTTATCTGCTGGTTGTAACAGGCATCAATGAGTCTTACGAACTCGTCCCGGGTTAGCGGATCCGGAACGGCCTTCGCCTTCTTCAGAAAGTCGATGCCATCAAACGGGTTCTTCTTTATATACCCACTTTCGGTAGCGAACTGGAACATGAAAGACATCACCATCATGTAGTTATTCACCGTCCGTGCAGAGCGTCCTTTAACCGGCGTTCGCTGTCCTTTCTTCAGGGTGTGATACCCCGTCAAAAGCTCCTTCCTTATAAACAGCAAATCCTCCTGTGTAACTGCCGACGCCAGTTTTTTCTCGCCAATCCTTGGCACCATATTCCTGACGATTGATTTATACCGCGACAGAGCGTTAGTGGTAATTTCCATGCTTTTCAGTTCAAGCCACTTCTTCGCCAGTTCAGTGACGGTTATTTCCTTTCTGTCCTCGCCGAATCGTTGAAGGTTTGCAGACTGAGGAAACTGCGCTGCATAGTTAAAACGTCCTGTCTTAATGGCGTAGCAAACCGATGCGCGTAACTCCCCGGCAACCTTCCGATTCTTTGGCGTGTCCACAACGCCAAGGCTTTCCCTGACCCTGACGCCTTTATACATGAACCATATGCGGAGTGTTCCTCCGTGATTCTCTACGCCTGTTGGGTATGCCATTCTTCCCTCCCGACGTCCAAGAGCGCGTTAAGCATAAACCGTTAGTCATTGTCGCGCACCTGGCTGTCTCTTCTTCAAGCTTTCCACCCACTGGTCGATAGCTTTGCGGTTGTACATGCATTCGCTGGTAGGCTTAGGCACTCCGTCTGGCGATACATGCAAATATTCCCGGCCTAACAACCATGATTTTCTTCGGGCCGCCTCAATAGTTCCCGGGCGTAAACCGGTCAGTTCAATCAGCTTTTGCTCAGTAACCCATTCATTAGGGGTGATGAAAGATATCTCGCTCATTGGTTATCTCCAGGCATTAAAAAAGCCGCTGGTCTGCGGCTATTCGACATTTACGCAACACATCAGGTCGATAATGGCGTCCTTCAATCGCTGCTCTAATTCACCCCCGTATCTCCGAATAAGCTCCTCCATTGCGTCATAGCAAAGGCTGGCTTCTTCATTGGTCATTGATATAAATACGCACCCTTCCTGATTGTCATGGTTTGACAGCATCACTTCCTCCAGGCAAAAAGAAACCCGCCGAAGCGGGCTGTATTCGTTGCTGATTCAGGCATCACTCACCGCCCGGCTTCATTTTGCGAATCTCTACCGGGTGAACAGGGACCGCTTTCATTTCTCCATCATCCAGCGCTGTAAGCTGTGCAGAAACCAGTTTGGCTTCCCACTCGTTCAGAACGCGAAGATAACCCTGACCGGTTGCTGCGTCGGTGAATACCAGCGCCGCGTTAGTCAATTCAACTGTGTGCATCATTCGGCCTCCTGCTTCGGTGCGGCTGGATATGCGCTACCTTCCTGTCCCGGCTCATTACTTCCGGTGCAGACATTCCTGTGGTCATTTGCATGTGGGCAGCGCTTGTTTCCACATTCAGGGCACACGACGAATCGCATATCGGTCATCGTTACCGGGCGGCAGGTGTGACACCAGCATTTGGTTGACGTTTCCGCGTTTTCCCGAAAATCAGGTTCGGCACCCTGGAGCATGGCGGCGCGGTAGGCGTTCCAGCCGACTGCTTTTCCATGCTCAAACGCGCTGTCAAAGTCATCATCAATTTCTATCGCATCAGGAACCACCGCTGGCAGCGGTAACTGTGGTGCTGCGTGACAGTCGCATTCAATAAAAATTGGCTCTCCCCACGGATAAAAGCCACCGCTATCTGCCATGCCTGTTCCGCCGCATTTCGGACAAACAGGCTCAGCGGCGGCGCGGTACTGCTGTAGCTCGCGCAGCGCTGACGCCAGTTCTGACTCATTGTTAGCCAGGCGCTTATCTTCTGGTGAATAAAAGCTCAGCACTTCGATTAGATTCGCGATGCGCTCATCTGATACGCGTTCGTTGATTGCACTCATTGCGCACGCTCCGCCAAAATTTCTGCCTTCTGCTCATCGGTTAAGATGTCATCTGAGACAATCGCCACACGGTTACTATCACTCCATGACACTGGAGCGCTTTCTTTTATGGCTTTATTTAACGCGTCGGCAGCATCAAGAATTGCCTGGGGGATGTTGTTATAATCGCCGCCGTCTGGAATTATCTCTTCACAATGCTGAACAATATCGAACTCAGGAGTCCGGTTTGGTTCACAGATAAGCAGTTGCAATTCACTGGGAAGCAATGAATTATCCCAGCAATAATCGGCCAGTGAGTCGATATCAAAAAAGTAGGTGTCATCGTCAAATATAACGAGAGGCTCACCTTTCCAGACTGAGCGCTCCATTTGCAAGAATTTCGCCTGGCGGCTTTCGCGGTGGCAAGCTTCGCAGTAACCGTGCGTTTCATGGATTGGGTGCTCATCCGGCTTGTTTTTGCATTTGCGGTGAGTAGCACCGCACCAGCGAGCCATATGCTCGTCATTCCCCCAAAAGTGACCATGCCGATCAACCCATCCGGTTAACGTTTGAATGCTTGCCGCTTCCGGCGATTCCATCATGACAATTTTCTCAATTTTCTTGCTCATATCCCTCACCCCTCCACCGTTACGCCGCTATCCGGCTGGTATTTTTCGAACCAGAACACCACGGGCTTTTCGATAACTTCGACGAGCCCAAACCGTTCCGCTGTGCGGAAATTTACGGATGTTTTCAGCGCTCTCCCGGCCTGCATAGCTATCTGGTTTCTGAATTCCTCAATGTCGAAAACAGACTTAAACAGATTGCATGGGGCGCATGACGGAAACAGGTTGTCGTAATTGTCATGCTGAGGGCGAAACACCTCGCCGGTCTGCCGCAATTTCCATTTGCCTTGCTGTCTTGCCTGCTCATCAATTTCCAGCTTGCGATAAACCGCTTCAACGTGGTCAGCATGCCAGCCCTTTTCCGGCAACTCGCAACCGCAGTAAGCACAGCGACCGCCAAATTTCATACGCAACTCGGCGCGCTGTTTTTTAGTGAGCGCCATCGTTAGCCCTCCACCGTTAAATTGATACCTGCAACTTTCAGCGCGTCAGCAAGCATAATCCGGTATGCCTTCAGCATTGCCTCACGCACATTGTCGGTGCTGTAAAACGCCTCATGGGCGCGAAGCATCGAGTCCAAAGAGGGTTCGCTTTTGGCAAGTTGTTCTGCTGTAACTCTATTCATGCTGCGCGTTCCTTCTTTTTTTTGTTGTACACAGCCCAACTGAGCGCATCGAGCTTGTCTCGCCCGGCTTTGTCATACATGTGGATGCCGTCATTACAGGCATGCTCTGCTTTCACCTGGGCTTCAAGCTCTGCAATCTGTTCATAACTCAAGGTTGCAAGCTTGATACGATTCCAGCCGAAGTTACGGATGCGCGTCATGATGAGGCTCCTTCGCTCCCGCGAAGCTGTGCTGCCCAATCGTTTAACGCCTGTTCTGCGTATTCGCCTGACAGACCGTCATCCGGCGCAGTGGCCAGTTCTTCTTTGGCTCCCAGTACCGCCTTAACCACGTCGTAAACCTCTGCCGTTGGTTTATCGATGAAACCGTGATTGAATGCGGCGGCAAGGCGGGCAGCGGCAAAATTAACACCTTCAACGCGCCCAGCCGCCCGCTGTTCTTTCACCCATGCGTCCGTTGTTGGGGTTTCTAATTCAGGGTTAAGATTGTATTCAGACCAGCCAATCCAGCCATTTTGCTCAGATGGTTTTTCGAAATTTGTCTCTATCGCTTTTTGCATAATCACGCCCCAGCAGATGGTGTCAGCATCTTCAGGCCATCCGTCTTGGACTGCTTCTTCTCGACATACAGCAATCATGTCTTTAGCTGATGCGATTGCTCTTTCTTGGCTTTTGTGAATCTCAAAACCAGTTTCATCGCTGTACATGAAAAATAACTGCCCAGCCTTCAGAGCCGCATTCTCGACCGCCAGCGCTTCACTACGTGCCGTCTGCACGTCCAGCGCAGATGCAAGCTCGGTCACCATCTTCGCAATCGTGATGATCGGCGTGTCGTCACTCATGGCCGCTGCAAATTCGTGTCCAACACGAACCAGATGTTTATTGTTATCTGTCATTTCCGCGCTCCTTTAATCATCAGGCTGATGTAGCGGTTATCATCCGGGCCGGGAAAGCTGTGGCGTTTGAGTAACTCCGATTTGTCTGGCATAGGCTTTACTCTTTAGCGGGCTACTAATTCGTTAGGGGATATATCAGGGTTGTAGGACTGACCAATCATGATGAGTAACCTTCTTTAATCCGGTAAACGACGCCTCCAAGCGCCCCGTCTCCCCATGGCTCCTTATCCAGTTGGTCCATGATGGTCTTGAGTGTTACCGGGTGGATGATGTGATACTGGTATTCCAGTAGCGTTGACCAGCCTGCGTAATAGGGGTCTATTTCGTTCAGAGACATTTCGTAAATACCGGAGCCGGATGCCACGTCCGTAAGGTCACCCATCCATCTCCATGACTCTGTAATATGGTTGCGGTTATCCCGCCGTAGGCAGGCTAATACCTGCTGAGGTGTGAGCATTTTTGACTCCGGTTATTTATTTAGACTGCGTGTATAGCGTGGCGAGGGAAGGGGAGTCCGACAGGTGCAAATGGGATGTCATCATCGAAATCCATAGGCGGCTCGCTGGATTGATCCGGTCGCTGTTGTTTCTGGCGCTGCTGTTGTGGTTGTCGGGATTGTTGCTGACCGCCTGTCGGCTCACCGCTCTGACGCCCGCCTAACATCTGCATTACGCCACCAATCTGAGGTACGTTGATTTCAGTGGTGTAGCGTTCCTGACCAGACTGATCTGTCCATTTGCGGGTGCGTAACTGGCCTTCGATGTAAACCTGCGAGCCTTTCCGCAGGTACTCGCCAGCTACCTCCGACAGCTTCCCGAACACCACCACGCGGTGCCATTCGGTTTGCTCTTTTTGCTCGCCGGTTTGTTTATCCCGCCATGAATCGGAAGTCGCCAGTGTCATGTTTGCCACCGCGCCCCCATTCGGAAGATAACGAACCTCGGGGTCTTTCCCGAGTGCGCCAACGAGGATGACTTTATTTACGCCTCTGCTTGCCATTTATGCCGCCTGAGTTTGTTGTGTAAGTTCCGCACGCCTGATACCAGTGACGTCTTTGCATTTTTCCTGATGATCTGGAAAGCCGTTCAGTGCCGCCCAGGTCTTTTTGTATTCCTCAGTCAACTTCTTGATGTCTGTTTCTTTGCTGGCGTAATCGGAGAACTCAGCAAGAATGCTCTCGGCCTCTACAGGCTCGCGCATCGATTCCGCTGATTCAGTTTTCAACGAAACAGTCAGGGGCAATGCCCACGCCGGAAGGGCGGGTGGTTGCCAGTAAAACGTCCCTACCTCCTTGCTGCGCGCATAGTGATAGCCGTTTGCTCGCTGCGTTGAGACAGTGGCGAAACCCTCTTCCAGGTTGTAGAGATAACGACCGATGCCCCACTGCACAGCGGCGCGCTTCATTGCCCCCGATCGGCCCCCTTTAACGGCTTCGACCTGCGTGTTTTCAGCTGCGTCCCACTTCGTGATCCACTCGCCCTCGACCTTGATAGAAATTCCGCACTCAACACCGCCATTGTTCGGAATATCGCGGTACTCGTTGCGCCAGCCCGCCTTACCGCAGACTTCATCAAGGCGCTTCATGATTGCCCTGTTGGTGACGTAGGCCAGAACTTTGGCCCATATCTTTTCGCCACTTTTCCCGGCCTGCTGAATGCGCCATTCAATGTCTTCCGATGGAAATGGCGCGTCTAATAATTCGAGATTCATGTGAAGTCTCCTGCAAACTCTGCCCATGTGATCGGCGGGTTATTTCGTTCCGCTGCCAGATTGATTTGCTGCTCAACTTCTTCCTCAATTTCGGGAGAAATAAGCGCAATAAATTCTTCATCGTTAAAGTCATGCAGCATGGGTTTTATTCCAGTCGTCATTCTGAATATCGTGCCAGCCCATAGCTATTTCCCATGCCCACTCATATGCTGATTTGAGGCCTTCTTTGGTGTCGGGAAATGACGCTTCGTAGAGCTTGTTAAAGTCACGATTACCTTGCTGAACCAGTACGGTTCCGTTAACGGGTAAAATGGTCATGGGCAGGCACTCCGGGCTGAGATAATGTGTCCTTCAGCCGCAGCATTGCGGCGCGGATAAGCTGGCGAACTTTGCGGTGTAGTTCAGATTCAGGCGGGTAATAAGCGGACATGACGCCGCTACCCGCGAGCTGTAAGTGCATCATGGGGTAGGTTCCTTTGGTTGTGTGATTGCATGTGGCTAATGGCTGATTAACCATTACTCAGATGCAAAGCCGCAATTAAGCGGCTGAGTTTTCTTCTTTCAGGCTTTCCAGATAGTCACGCGGGTCGTCGTAATACTCGCTGTGCCAGTCAATCCACTTATCTGTTAATTCCATGTCAGCCATGTCTTCTTCCGTCAGGCTTTCATCCCACATCTGGAGTCCGCTGGCGTTGCAATAATCAGGCTTGATATTGTTTTCGTACTGGAACATGTCGTATTCAGCGAGCGCATCCATCATGCGAACACCTTCCTCGACGCTATTTACTTCAACGACAAAAGACTTCATTGGCACTTGCGGGATATGCCAGACACGTAATTTCATATTTCCTCCAGGCAAAAAGAAGCCGCCCTGACTGCGAGCGGCAAATAAACATCAAGGGATGATTGAGGGGGTCCACATAGCTAACTCAGGGAATTAGCTATCGGGAATTACTCGGTGGGCGGTTCAGGTAATGGCATCCAGTGGGTGATATCAAATACTTCCCATGGCTGCCCGTCATCGTATGGGTCATCCCAATATTTAAATGCCTGATAAGTTTCTTCATGAGATGGGTAATCCCATCTGATTTCTCCAATTCTGATTACACCGTTGTTCATCACCAGAACAGGCGTTTCAGGATCAGGTAACCGCTCACTGCACTTAATCCACTCCATATCCCTCACCTCTGTTAACGTTGCTAATAAAAAAGGCCGCTAAATTGCGACCTTATTCGGCGTTAATCTTTCCGTGCTTCAGGATGCTGTCTATCATCCAGTCGTAACCGCAAAATCCCTTGCTGCCCTTGATTGCCTGATTCTTTGCTTTCACTCCCTCGACAATCCGGACGCTGACATTTGCACCCCAGCCATCACCAAAGTTGTAATAGTGATTAGTGCCGTCTTTCACGTTTGGATTCCCCTTCGCAGGAAGCTGTCTGTGCTTCACATACTTATCCATCGCGCCAGACCAGCCGCCATTCCATGAGCCCCGGCTAGGCATCGATAGCTCGAATATTGCATATTGGGTCATTCCCTTACCTCGCTGTAATTGGCTAATAAAAAAGGCCGCCTATTTAGCAGCCTTGTTCAGTTTCTTCATCACACGCCTGTGGTTGCGCGAGCTTTTATTCCTCAGCCCACCCCATACATGCATGAGCAAATCCCGCTGCTTACCGTTGTCGTTCATGGTGACCTCAAATAAGTGGCTTGCTGGATAACTTCATCTTCTGCACCGCATGGATTTTGTTACCGAACGGGTTAGCGTCACGGTAATAGGTGCGGTTCTGTTTAATCTTTACTTCCTGCTCTGGCTTTTCCCGTGCCGCAATAAGCGAAGTGGCTTTCAGCACACGGTCAGAACAGTCTTCTGACAGACGTGAGAATGCACGGTCTATACGTTTGCAGTACTCTTTGCGCTCGCGGTGCTCAGCGGCGCGTTTAGCCTTGTAACGCTGTCTTGAGTTCATCTGGTTGTCCTCAGTAAGTGCTTGGGTGGTGTGCATCAGGATTCGAACCTGAATACCGTCTGGCCAGCCGGATGAGATAACCTGTGTTATGAACATTGGTTAGCGCTCAACTCCCCCTGCTAGGGGCGCTCTACCTATTGAGCTATACACACCCCGAAGCACTTTCTTCGGTCTCCCCGCATCAGGGAGAAATCATCTTGTTAAAGAGCCAGCAACTCAGTTCCTTGTTGCGTCTCAGCGTCCTGCTGATGGATTGATAATAGCCATGAGTATTATCAATAGCAATACGTATTGATATAATTTAATACGTATGAGGGTTATTTAATTGATAGCTAAAGGAATATTTTTTTTGTAAATGCGTCAATGATCGACTTGTGATAGCTTGTTTTGGTCAAAATATGAGCGGAGATTAGCGATGGATTACGAGGAAATTGCACAGCAACGCTATCAGGAGATGTGCCGCATAGTTGGCGATGTCGTTTTCGCTATGGTTGCTGAAGGGCACGAGACCAGAAAGGTGGCAATAGCTGACGTGATAAGAACGGAGCTGGCAAAGGGGATTGATAAGTGGGATGAAGACCAATTACAGGTTATGGCGCTGGCAGTAAAGTTGCTGGAAGAGTAGGGGGATCTGCAGGCGCAAAAAAGCCCGCTCAGCGGCGGGCTTGATATTAGAGGGCACAAAATTTAATGCACTATCGCACCGTAAATCTTCCACAGTATGAACAACAAACCAGGCACACCCAGAACCCACCTGATAATGTCAAGACGAGTATCTGAAACTGTCTTTTCCAACTTGGCAGTTTGTATCTGAATTGCTGCATCAAGCTTAGTTTGTTGCGCAAGAAAATTGCTATCGAGCTTGTCAGTTTGTCTTTCAACTGCAGTTTTTACATCTTTCAGGTCTGAGCGCATTTGTTCGCGCCAGTTTGCCATTTCAGTTTTCATAGCAGAAGAGACAGCTTCAACTTCAGCCTTGTTGGCGCGAAGCAGTGCATTCAATTCATCTTTGCTAATGCCTGTCATGGAAACCTCCTCGTCGTTACCTCTAACTATACCATCATTTTCATCCCCTGAATAAGATCGCCTAGCTCCAGTAAAGAAAGCATTTGAATCAGAGCTAGTAGAGGTATTGGATAGCTGAACGACCCGTAACTTTGAGGTAATTGATCTAGTGCTACGCGGCTTCCTAACCGAGCTAGCACCTAAAATGTCCGGGGACGAAATGTGGGAAGCTGTACTTCCCTCTGCAAGGTCTCTCATCCCAATTATTCTACTTTAAGAGAGGGCCGGATATCATGATTATCAAGCATTTTAGGGATGTTTGCAGCTAGCTCTCTTGCCAATCCTTCAGGAAGAGAATAGGTTGCTAATATTTCCATCTCGCTTTTAGTTTCTCCAGAGGGCATACCATTTTCATCTATTATATGTTTTACAACATATCTTACGAACGAAATAGATAGGTACTTGTTTGGACCAATGTTAGAAGCTGATATCAGCCAGTTGTCTGCATTCCTTGCAACAAACTCTGGAGCTTCTTTTAAGTATTCGGTTGACATTATTTTCATTTTCCTTTGTGTGTTTTATGCGAGATGTCGGCATAAAATATTGATAACTTGGTGTTTATTTTTAATGCCAGACAGGCTAAATCTTTAAATTAATTTCATCTTAGTCTCGATCGCTACGCCGATAATCCGACAGTTACCATTGATATGAGTCATAGGCCACTGCTACAGCTTGCTGTATTTGATTGATTCATGGATCAAAGCCTTACCTATCACGTAGAACTGATCCTGATTTTCTTCAGTGATGTACCACTTCTCATATGATGGGTTATCTGACAAGACGGCCAACTTATCACCTTGCATCTGAAGGCGTTTGACATGGAATGTTCTGCCGAAAACGAAGGCATAGACACCATCCGTTTTGAAATGACGAAACGAGACATCAAAAAACAGTCTGTCGCCTGAATTGAGGGTAGGAGACATGCTATCCCCATCCACTGTCATAACTTTAACTTCACCGTCAGGCCTGTTACCAAATAAGGACTTTGCGTGCTCTGAGGTAAATTCAATTGCGTGAAGAACTTCAACAGAATCAGAAATCATGTAAGTTCCCGGGCCAGCGCTCACCGTAATATCCAGTACATCGACCCGGTATACGCCAGCTTCATTAGGTGCTTGTTTAGGGGTAGGTTTCTGCCCTTCCTCGCTCATCTCGCCTTCACCAGAAGATAGCCAGTCAGGTCTAACACCTAAAGCATTGGCTATATCAACAATGCGAGTTGACCCCTTGGCATTCCCTGAGACCAATCTCCAAATCGTAGGCTGAGCAACGCCTGAAGCCTTCGCAAGCGCTCCCTGAGACATGCCCGTCTTTTCCATCGCCTGAGACAGGCGGTCAGCAAGAGTTTCGTTTTTCATATGCGCAAATCTATACGCAGACGTATTGCTCGTCAAAAGCGATTCGCTATTGCCAATATCAATACTCATTGCTATTATCCATCTTGAGTAATACGTAAAGGAATTAAATATGACTAATAAAGCAATTCAGCGAGCTGTCAGCATCGCAGGTAGTCAGCAAAAACTTGCTGACCTTTGCGGCGTTGCTCAGCCAACGGTTTGGCGGTGGTTGCACGGCGGTGGAATTGAGGTTCGCTACGTCATGCAAATCGTTAAGGCCACTGGCGGAAAAGTTAAGGCGCAAGACATCCGGCCCGACCTGGCACAACTGCTCAAAGCAAGTTAAGTAACACCGCTCTTTATCAATCTGACCCGCCAGCCTGTTTCGGGATGGCACCAACCAATCGCATCACCCGATGCGACTAATTCACTATTCACTAAAGGGAAGTATCAACGATGGAACACGCAAACAAACGCAATGAGGCTCTCCGCATTGAGAGCGCCTTACTCAACAAAATCGCATTACTCGGCACTGAGAAAACAGCCGCAGCTGTAGGTGTGGATAAAGCGCAGATTAGCCGGTGGAAACGAGACTGGATACCGAAATTCTCGATGCTTCTCGCCGTTCTGGAGTGGGGCGTTGTCGATGACGAAATGGCACATCTCGCCCGTCAGGTTGCACATCTTCTGACAAATAAAAAACGCCCAGCGGTAACTGAGCGTTCGGAGCAAATGACCATTCAATTCTGAGCGGAATTACTGGATCAATTCACAGGAGTCATTATGACAAAACCATTCAGTCCTGACCAGGACAAATTACACAAAAACATTATTCGTGATCGCTACCTGTCCGGTTTCAAGCAGCCTGGTCGATTCCGGGCTGAGTGGGAGAGGGTGAAGCAATTATTCAGAGGTAAAGGTCATGAGTAATCTGGCAACAGTAACACACCTGAGGCCCAAAGAGCGGCCTGTGGAGCATCGCGTGGCTGATCTCGAAGATGGGTATACCCGTCTTGCTAACGCGCTGTACGACGAGCTTATAGGCGCTGATTTGACGAAAAACCAGAGCAAGGTTGCTCATGCCATTTGCAGGAAAACATACGGATTCGGCAAGAAAATGGATCGCATCTCCGACAGCCAGATATCAGCCCTGACAAGACTACCTCGACAGAAAGTTAACAAGGCTAAAAACGAGCTTATTGCTATGAATGTTCTGAAGAAAGAAGGGATGCAAATTGGCCCGAACAAGAACATTTCTGAGTGGAATATCGAAGGGTGTCACTACTCTGGTGATAATGTCACTGCATTGGTGACAAAAGGTGTCACCAAAACGGTGACTGGCCTGTCACCAAAACAGAGTCACACAAAAGAAACTATTCAAAAGAAAGAAAGAAAAGAAAACACACAGTCATCTTGCGATGACCGCGAACCGGTTAAACCTGAAAAGCGAAAAGCCGTTCGCATCAACTACGAAGAATACCTGGCAGCGTTCAATGAGATTGTTGGCGACCGCCTTCCTCACGCTGTTGAAGCCAATGCCGAACGCCAGCGCAAACTGAAAAAGCTGATTGACTCTCTCGCGACCAAAAACATCGAAGGTTACCGGGCATACGTCAAAGCCTTCATGAACGCTGCAAGACCTTTCCACTTCGGAGATAACGATCGCGGCTGGGTGGCTACATTCGACTATCTGCTACAGCCAAAAGTTTTAACCGCAATTCGTGAGGGAACACTATGAGACAGGATATCGAAGCCAGCGTTATCGGCGGTCTGTTACTGGGTGGGTTAACTCCATCTGCCAATGATGTTTTGGGTATGCTGGAGCCAGAAGCATTCGCAATCCCTTTCTACCGGAAAGTGTTTGAGGTAATCCGCAAGCACGCCAGAACCAGAAACATGATCGACGGACTGATGGTCGCTGAGGAATGCGGAGATGAGTATTTTGCTGATGTCATGGAGACTGCGAAAAACTGTCCAAGCACTGCGAACCTGAAGGGTTATGCCGGTATGGTTGCGGATATGTATGAGCGACGCATGGTACTCAATCTTATCGATGAGGCCCGTAACATTCTCACTAACGGCTCGCTGGATGCATCGGCGTCGGCAATGGATAACTTGAGCAGGCAACTTTCCCAGATACGTAAACCGAGGGGAGAAGTAAAGCCGGTTCTTCTCAGGGATGTGCTGGAAGAGTACACGGAAATACTTGATAAACGCCTGCGTAACGGAGTTGAGTCAGATACGCTAAAAACGGGTATCGCTGATCTAGATGCTATCACTGGCGGAATGAACCCTGAGGATTTAGTGATTATCGCTGCCCGTCCCGGGTGTGGGAAAACAGAAATCGCACTTAAAATTGCGGAAGGTGTTGCTTCAAAGGAAATACCGGGAACCAAAAGAAAGCGGGGAGTCCTGATATTCACAATGGAAATGAGTAAGACACAAATTGCAGAACGCAGCATCGCAGGAAGTGGAAATCTATCAGTTAACGTTCTTCGAAATCCAGCCAGGCTTGATGATGAAGGTTGGGCCCGGATAGCGAATGGTATATGCGCACTAAAAGAACTTGATGTATGGCTGGTTGATGCGTCAAAGCTGGACGTCGAGCAAATTCGGTCAATTGCTGAACGTCATAAACAAGAGCACGCTGACCTTTCATTAATCATGGTTGACTATTTAGGCTTAATAGACAAGCCAAAAACGGAGCGTAACGACCTGGCAATAGCGCACATTTCAGGAAGCCTGAAGGCGATAGCTAAAGACCTGAAAACAACGGTTATCTCTCTTAGTCAGCTTTCCAGGAAGGTGGAAGACCGCCCTAACAAAAGGCCAAACAACTCCGACCTGAGAGATTCTGGAAGCATTGAGCAGGATGCCGACTCGATCATAATGCTGTATCGCGAGGCTGTGTATGATGAAAATTCCCCCGCAGCGCCATTTGCAGAAATTATCGTCACGAAAAACAGGTTTGGATCACTTGGAACTGTTTACCAGAGATTCATTAACGGACACTTTTATGATTGCGACCAGAACGAGGCAAAAATCGCTTCAACCAGAGCACCTGAACAGGGCAAAAGGTACGCAAGAGGAGCCATCGTATGACAGTTGGTAAGTTTGATACTGAAGAGTACATGAGAAAACAAGAGGAATTATCACGTTTAGTAACAGTTGATGATACTCATATCGTTTTTCATATCCCCGGAAATCATGTCGACGCAGAGTATGACATAGCTCTAAGTGCCTGCACTAATGCTGAGCAAATCATCGGCTGGATAATGCATTTAACTGAAAAACAATGGGTTGATAAGCAAATTTTGCGAAGGTTCATCAAAATTGCAACTCATCATGCAGGGGTAAAGGTAGAAATCTGATCTTTGCGGGGGGAAATGATAATTATTTAACAGGGCCACTTACACAGTGGCCTTTTTATTTGATGAAATCATTCAGCGGTATGTTCGCTTTTACGAGAAGCGACCATAGCCGGCAAGGAGAAAGCATAAATGAGGAATACTTCTGTAAATCCTATCATCTCTTCCGCCTCTTCTTTTGTGAATTCCTCATCAGAATGAACGGCACCATTTGAGTCTATACGGACTATATGAGCCCAATCCTTCATTTGTTCAGTTATAAGGCCTTTCCCGTGAAGCAAAGAGATACGTTTTACTAATTTTTCATTTTTCGATTCATCACCAAGGAGATTTTTTGTTGCTATATCGATTGTTTTTCGGCAAATCATTACCGCTGTATCGTATCTTCCTCGCTGCAAATTATCTTTCGATTCAATGAAGGCATCAGCAGCTCTTTTGGGAGTGCTCTCTGGAGCTGTATGAACTGAAGGCTCTGGGTACACGTTAAGCAATGTGTATCCAGGATCATTTGGGATGACTATATTTAAACCTGATGATCTTTGAGTTTCATAAAATGGACCGTTTCTACTGGTATGGACTACAGCAATTCCAGCATGAGAGCAAGAGCGGCAGAAAAATCCAATATCAAATATATTTGTTTCATATCTCTGATGTTCACTAAAACCTTCCAGTACAGCATTTTCCCTTAAACAGTGAGGGCAACTAATGTTAAACGATAATAATCCCATGAATTTAATCCACTCTTCTGAAGAGATATCTAGAATTGTTCATTACAGCGACAGGCCTGAGTTTACGCTCATGCAGCGCTACGAAACAGCAGACCAAGATCAAAAAACGAACATTGTTTTGGCGATGATAGGTCTTCTAATCGAAAACGACAGGAGGATTGGTGAAGCAAACATACCTGCTTCGAAACGAAGCAATCAGAAATAACGCCATAGACACCATTCTTTCATTACCACTCGACGATAAGTCACCTCACGAAATCCACGTTAAAGAGCCCAAGCGCACCAAAGCGCAGAACGACCGTCTCTGGCCGATGCTTCAGGACGTCTCGCGTCAGGTTCTCTGGCATGGACAGCGATTAGCGCCTGAAGACTGGAAAGACATATTCACCGCGCTATGGCTGAAGACGAAAAAGCTTGAGCAACGAAGCGTACCCGGCATTGACGGCGGCGTGGTGCTGCTCGGCGTTCGTACCAGCAAGATGCGCAAGGCCAGCATGACGGAGCTAATCGAAATCATGTTCTGGTTCGGCGCTGAGCGAAAAGTCAGGTGGAGTGATGATTCTCGCCGGGAATACGAATGGGCCCAACGAACAGGAAAAGCAGCATGACAGACAAATCAAATACACCGCCTGAGGATAAAGACAGATGGCGCACCCCGCCTGAAATATTTCACGCACTGAATGCTGAGTTCTGCTTTGTGATGGATGCCGCCGCGTCAAAAGAAAACGCGCTGTGCAGAAGTTACATCACGGAAATGCAGGACACGCTGGCAACAGACTGGAACGCGGTAATGCCGGATATCCCCGGATATGCCTGGCTTAACCCGCCGTACAGCAAGCCGATGCCATTCGTGAAAAAGGCTGCTCAGGAGAATGCAGATAACTGGACCGGTGTTGTGATGCTACTCAACGCCGATTGTTCGGTTGGCTGGTTTCTCGAGGCGATTAAGACGGCGCACGAGGTAAGGTTTATTACTGGCGGTCGGTTGGCATTCCTGAGCGCATCAACTGGCAAACCGGTGTCAGGGAATAACAAAGGCCAAATGCTGGTTATCTGGCATCCATACCCACGCGCTGGCGATTGCCGAATGACAACTGTTGATCGCGATACGCTGATGGAATACGGCAGAAGAAGAATGAGGCCAGCAACGCTTAAGGTTGTCGCATGACACGACGACGAAGCGTTACCCAAATCGCAATAGACAATCTCATCTACCGAGTCACAACCCGCACTAAACGCAAGCCAGAACCAAACCCATCCGACATTAAATCATTCCCGTATACCGCTCATCTCACCCAGGTGAAATGGGACCGTATGCGTGCGAGGAAAAGACATGACTGAGGAAGCTTTTGTACTGCTGGTAATCGTTATTCTGTTCGGCTTATGCGCTCTCGTAAAAGAGCATTCAGACCGTGAATGGCAAAAGATTCGCGAGGAGATGATAGCGGATCACGACCGAAAGCTAAGTGCGGCCATAAAGCACTTTAACGGACAATACAGGAAGGTAAAAAAGCATGCTAACTCCTGAATCCTCCCACCATTACGAACAGCAATCCATTACCCGCGCTGGTTACTGCTGTAGCTGCACTAACCCATTAGCCGAAGAAGAAACCTACTGTTGCGAATCCTGTGCTCTGGAGAGCGTGGTATATCGCGACCCCAATCTACACATGACGGACGAAGAAGATGGCTAAACCAAACACACCCGGCAAGCCCTACACGAAGCGCGAGACGGACTACATCAGGCGCGTCGCCGGGAGGGTTCCGGTGGCTCTGATAGCTGAAACCCTGAATCGCACCCCGTCAGCAATAAAGCAATGGGCAAGCGCTAACGGTGTGCATCTTCGCGTACCTCATAAAATCATGGTTAAGCACTGGAGGGAATATGTCTCGCAGCATCAGACGGCGATGTAAAAACGAAGAATGCCGGGAGTGGTTCCACCCCAAATTTGCGAATGTATGGTGGTGCTCACCGGAATGCGGAACAAAACTGGCGCTGGCAAAGCGGAGCAGAGAACGAGAGAAAGAGGAAAAGGAAGCAGACAAAAAGCGACGACGAGAAGAACAGCAGCAGAAAGACAAACTCAAAGTAAGACGCCTCGCATTAAAACCCCGTAGTTTCTGGATTAAGCAAGCCCAGCAAGCAGTAAACGCCTTCATCAGAGAAAGAGACCGCGACTTGCCATGCATCTCGTGCGGAACGCTCACGTCTGCTCAGTTCGACGCTGGTCACTACCGTACCACGGCGGCAGCGCCACAACTGCGGTTCGATGAACGAAACATCCATAAACAATGCGTCGTATGCAATCAGCACAAGAGCGGAAATCTGGTTCCGTATCGGGCTGAGTTAATCAGGCGGATCGGCATTGAGCAGTTGGAGGGCATTGAATCAAACCATAACCGGCATCGCTGGACTATCGATGAGTGCAAGGCAATCAAGGCGGAGTATCAGCAGAAGCTTAAAGACCTGCGTAACAGCCGGGAGGAAGCGGCATGAACATCGAATTCTACATCGCTGTTGGCGTCTGGGCGGCGCTTCTCTTTGTCTGGCTACCCATCCAGAGCTACCGGCACAAAATGCGCCTTAAATCGCTCAGGGCTATACGCAAGGGTAATTACGTAATGTGCAAATACCGGTTCATCAAGTCTTTGTCAGGAGGCCAGTCATGTCAGTAACAGCCATCAACTCAGCACAGCAGCGCCACAAAGACCGGGAGATGCTGGAAAGCATTCGACACCAGAAGGAGAACCTCCGAAAGGTAATTGAAGGGCTGGAGCGCCTTGAAAGGGATTTGCAGAAGAACCTTGGCATTAATCCGGATGGAGGCGACGCAGCATGAGACTTGAAAGCGCCGTTAAGTTTCACTCACCCAAATCACCACAACTAACAGACTCACCCAGGGCTACGGCATCAGAGGCGTTAACAGGTACGGATGTGATGGCGGCATTCGGAATGGTACAAAGTCGCGCTTCGCTCGGGTTCAGTGCTTTCAGCGGCAAGATGAACCTGAGCGATAACGACAAAAAGAAAGCAGTTCAGTTACTGGTACAGCATGGGATGAAGCATTGCGACAAGGTTGCAGCCTTTCGCAAGCTCGAAACCAATATTAAGGGCAAGGTCGTGCAAACGCTCGCAACTTTCGCGTACCAGGATTATTGCCGATCTGCCGCCAGTCATCTGACCTGCCAGTGCTGCAAAGGTGCGGGGGTTATCAGGAAAAAGGAGATGGTGGTAAAGCACCCCGGATGCGGTGAGAAAACCCCAGCCAAAACAGCGGAGGAAACGGTGGAGGTGACCTGCACCAAATGCAAAGGTCGTGGAGTTCTCTCGACATCGTGCGTTAAATGCAGGGGGCGCGGCGTTGCTCTGGACAGGAAGAAATCAGAAGAGCAGGGCGTACCGGTTATGAGCCCCTGCAAGCAATGCTCAGGCCGGGGGTATGAGCGCATACCTTCAACCAACGCATTCAGGGCAATATCAATGCTGTCGGAAAGCCTGACCATCGATAACTGGAAACGCGGCGGTAAGCAGTTCTATGAGGCATTAATTGCTCATCTGGAAAAAGAGGAAAGTTTCGCAAACGATGCTTTAGCGAAAGTTACCAGCAAAGTTTGAATCCGGTAACGATTGCACCTTGCATTTTACACTAACCTAGAATATCATCGACCTAACACTATAAATCCGTCTGAATGTTACGGTGGATTTAAAGAGAAGCCCTGAGTTAATAGCTCGGGGCTTTTTTATTGGCGAAATCCGGTAAGGGCGCTGAAAACCCATAAGCACCATACGAGCGCTAGAGGACGGTGGCATCGCAGTGTCTTTTCCAGTTTTCGTCAACGTTAGCGACTTTGCGGTTTTTTAGAAACTGACCACAGAGATAAATGCAAACGATGAACAATTTCTGGCAGTAGCCTAACGGCTAAACACCAGTGAGGTATTCCGACTCCTCATCAACGAATTCGGCGCACTGGCCCGGTGTGATTAATAATGGGCGCACAACAGGTAAGGGTACTGACTGGGTTAACAAAGCTCCGCACCGTACCAGACGACGAATGCGGCAGTGCCCTAACCGTTGTGGTGAATGCGCAGGCTGATGCGCTGGTTTCGGGTGGACAGTTCCCCATGCCTTTCCGGACTCGAGCGGAAAAACTGATTCACTATGGGTAGGCAATGCCGGAGATCAGCACCGGCCACCACACATTCGCATCAAAAAATGAGCCGAATAACTCCCGCATTCGGCTCATCACGACATTTTCTGTTAGCGCTTATCTAAACTCCGGTCGTCAACTCAATACCCTCATCGAACCTCTGCGGTTACTGGATAAGCGCTAAGCACAAAAAAGAAAACCCAGCGCTATGGCTGGGCTTCGTGAATGAGCGGCATGAATTGTTAGCGCAATCCACGCCTGAAATGCTCGTAAATCCCGGTCACGAACAAATCAATGAATTACGCATTCAACGTATATCGGATTTGTTCACAAGACCATTTCCTAGATTCCTAATCTGAACAAGTCCTCCAGTTAATCTATGGAGGTTGGATATGAAACCCATGGCAGACAAAGTCACTACTGCCGCAGCTTACACCACGTCTGGAGCGACCTTTCTTGCCGGGAGCATGTCATTGAACGAATGGCTGGCCTTAGGCGGTTTTGTGCTGGCGGTAGTCACATTTGCCATAAACCTTCATTACCAGCGCAAACGTGATCGTCGGGAAGAGACAGCCTGGAAGTTGCAGTACGGAGAACGGCGAAATGAGTCAAATAATCCCCCTGCTTAACTTTGAAGAAGGTTACAGAGAGAAACCCTACATCGACACCGAGGGTTATCCGACAGTAGCTTGCGGTATAAAGATTGGCCCCAAAGGCGCAGCGCTGAGCAATTACACCTTCACCGTGCCACGTAACGTGGGTGACGTCTGGTTAGATAGCTTCGTTAACACAACCATTCTGAAGATGAACGCCAACCCGGCGATTGTCTCTGCACTCAAAGCATGTAACGGCCCACGTCGCGACATTCTAATCAGCATGGCATATCAGATGGGCGTAAATGGCCTGGCAGGATTTAAGAATACGCTGGCGATGATTGCTGACGGCAATTTCTCCGGTGCAGCTAACGGCATGCTCTCCAGTTTATGGGCGAAACAAACGCCCAATCGCGCAAAGCGTCATGCTGAAGTAATGCGTACCGGTGACATGAAAGCCTACGAAGGATTACTCAAATGAAAATCCGACTCGTAGACGACTGGCGTCACTGGTGGCGATGGAACTCCACGAAAGTGATCGTCGCTTTAGGTGCGCTGCCAACAATCTGGTTTGAGTTGCCTCCTGAGTGGAAGGCTGAAATACCGTCAAGCTGGATGCGGGCAGGCGCGATTATCCTGATGATCATCGGCGTTCTGTCCAGGATGACATTGCAAAAGCCACCGGAGAAGAAAGATGGGAACGATTGAGCTAATCCTCTCTGGCCTGCTGGCGTTCGCACTTGCTGTGCTGGGTGCTTTTGGTATCGGTCGCAGTGGTGGCAAACGAGATGCAGAGCAGAAAGCTGAAGCTAAGCGTATCGACGAATACATTCAGGCAACCAAAGCAGTCACTGAAAAGCGCATTGAAGCATCGAAAGGAGCCGCAGATGTTCAGCAGAGTGTTAACCACATGCCTGATGACGATGTTGATCGCGAGTTGCGCGAAAACTGGACCCGCAAAACCTGAGGTCATTGATACCGCCTGTGACTGGGTTAAGCCCATTTACGCGACGGATAATGACTGGACCGTGCTGGACAAGCAGACGAAGAGAGACATTCTGGCGCACAACAAGGCATGGGTTAAAAACTGCGGGACTAATCAATGAAGAAGCGAGAGCGTCAGATAACCGCACTCTACGGCCTTTCGCTTATCCGTGACGACATTCTGAAGCAAGACTACCCACCAAAGCTAACCGCGACGCAATCAGTAATAGCATTCCTGCATTACACGCTAGACCTGATAGCGATGTTCATCCTGATTGGCTCGGCGGCCGGGATATTCATCTGGTCATCTCAGTATCTGTAGAGAACAAAATGGCAAAAACAAAATGGCCCAAATTGCCGCGCTTCTTCGTGCCTCTTTTTCACAGCGCCAATGTCTATCTGTGCCGCAGCAAAGATGAGTGGGAGCAGGCATGTATTCATCTCGGAGTGGATAGTGGCGGAAATGAGATGTTGGCAGGTGCTACGCAGTCTTACTGCAACACTGACACGGGCGAGAACCTTTACCTGATGGGCGTCTTCAATAGTGATCTGGCAACGCTGGTTCATGAATGCGCTCATGTGGCCTTCTATTGCTGTCGTGACGTAGGGGTGACTACCAACCCAAATGACGCCAACGAAACCTATTGTTATTTACTAGACAGGATGTTTAGCCACTTCCTCCCATTCATTCATGAATCTACAGAAAAAGGAGCCGAATAATGGCAACTCAAGGTTTCGACAACCCATCAAAATTCCGCGATGAGTGGGATAAGCAAACAGAAGGCGGTAAGTAATGGCAATTACTCAAATCCAGACAGCCACAGCAGGATCCATTGGTGCGTTGGTCCAGGTAGTAAAATCACACATCGCTGCATCACGATTCCCTCAGGGTGGATTGAAAGGCGTTCACGCCACTGTCAGCAAGACAGAATACTTCCAGGTGGTAGCAGCCGGCGGCACAACTGCGACGGATTACGACATCGTGGTAAGCCAGGATCGCGCCGACTTCACCAATAAGTGCAACGCGAAGATTACCGCAGGCTTCCTGCCATTGGGTGACATGAGCGTCATTCAGATGGGGCCGGGTCGAACCTGCGAATACGCACAAGCATTCACTAAGGCGTAATGAACTATGGGTGACACAGAAAATAAAGGTGGTCGCCCCTCTGATTATATGCCGGAGGTGGCTGATGACATTTGTGCGCTGCTTGCCTCTGGCGAGAGTCTGCGCAAAGTTTGCGAGCGACCTGGAATGCCGAGCAAAACATCAGTTTTCCGCTGGCTGGCAGAACATCAGGAGTTTCGTGACCAGTACGTGAAGGCTACAGAGACCCGAGCCGATGCAATTTTCGAAGAGATGTTCGACATCGCTGATGACGTGATCCCTGATTCTGCCGAGGTTGCAAAGGCGAGGTTGCGAGTTGACACCCGGAAATGGGCGCTAGCTCGAATGAACCCCCGCAAGTATGGCGACAAGGTTACCAACGAACTGGTAGGCAAAGACGGCGGCGCCATCCAGATTGAAACCTCACCAATGAGTACGCTATTCGGCAAATGACTACGATCAACCCTATCTTTCAACCGTTCATCGAGGCGCATCGCTATAAAGTCGCCAAGGGCGGTAGAGGTAGCGGTAAGTCGTGGGCCATTGCCCGGCTCCTCGTTGAAGCGGCTAGGCGTCAGCCAGTGCGCATCCTGTGTGCTCGTGAGCTGCAGAACAGTATCAGTGACTCGGTGATCCGCTTGCTTGAGGACACCATTGAACGTGAAGGATATGCGGCAGAGTTTGAAATCCAGCGCTCGATGGTCAGGCATCTGGGTACCGGCGCGGAGTTCATGTTCTACGGCATCAAAAACAACCCGACCAAGATTAAATCCCTTGAGGGGATCGACATCTGCTGGGTTGAAGAGGCCGAGGCAGTAACGAAAGAGTCGTGGGATATTCTGATCCCGACCATCCGAAAGCCGAACTCTGAAATCTGGGTCAGCTTCAACCCGAAGAACATACTCGATGATACCTATCAGCGTTTCGTTGTCGATCATCCTGACGATATCTGCCTGCTGACCGTTAACTACACCGATAACCCGCATTTCCCCGAAGTACTTCGGCTGGAGATGGAGGAGTGCAAGCGTCGCAATCCTACTCTGTATCGTCACATCTGGCTCGGTGAGCCGGTAAGCGCAAGCGATATGGCAATCATCAAGCGTGAATGGCTGGAAGCGGCTACAGACGCGCATAAGAAGCTTGGATGGAAAGCGAAGGGCGCAGTTGTTTCAGCGCACGACCCGTCAGATACCGGGCCGGATGCCAAAGGTTATGCCATGCGTCACGGTTCGGTTGTTAAGCGCATTGCTGAGCCGCCAGAGCAAGTGGACGTTAATGATGGTGCTGACTGGGCGACCGGGTTAGCGATTAACGACGGTGCCGATCACTTTCTGTGGGATGGTGATGGCCTTGGCGCTGGGCTGCGTCGGCAGATTACTGACTCGTTCTCAGGTAAGAAAATCACCGCCACTATGTTCAAGGGTAGCGAATCTCCTTTCGATGAAGATGCGCCGTATCAGTCTGGAGCATGGGCTGATGAAGTGGTTCAGGGCGATAACATCCGTACTATCGGTGATGTGTTCCGCAATAAGCGAGCGCAGTTCTACTACACCCTGGCTGACAGGCTTTACCTGACGTACCGCGCCGTTGTGCATGGCGAGTATGCAGATCCTGACGGCATGTTGAGCTTCGACAAAGAAGCTATCGGCGAGAAGATGCTGGAGAAGGCATTCGCTGAACTCACGCAGATCCAACGCAAATTTAACGGTAACGGCAAGCTTGAGTTGATGACCAAAGTCGACATGAAGCAGAAGCTCGGCATCCCGTCACCTAACCTGGCCGACTCCCTGATGATGTGCATGCATTGTCCGGCAATGGCGCCAGAAGAAACGGAAATCTACGTTCCCTCATCCTCCGGTTGGTAAACATGGCAGAGACATTAGAGAAAAAACATGAGCGCGTCATGCTCAGGTTCGACCGCGCCTATTCGCCGCAGCAGGACGTTCGCGAGAAGTGTGTCGAAGCTACTCGATTTGCCCGCGTTCCCGGTGGGCAGTGGGAAGGTGCGACGGCGGCTGGAACCAAACTCGATGACCAGTTCGAGAAGTACCCGAAGTTTGAGATCAACAAAGTAGCCACTGAGCTTAACCGCATCATCTCCGAGTACCGGAATAACCGTATCACCGTCAAGTTCCGCCCGGGTGACCGCGAGGCAAGCGAAGAGTTAGCCAATAAGCTGAATGGCCTTTTCCGCGCTGACTATGAAGAGACGGACGGCGGTGAGGCTTGCGATAACGCATTCGACGATGCGGCAACCGGCGGCTTTGGATGCTTCCGCCTGACATCGATGCTGGTTAACGAATACGACCCGATGGATGAGCGCCAGCGCATCGCTATTGAGCCTGTTTACGATCCGTCACGCTCAGTATGGTTCGACCCTGACGCGAAGAAGTACGACAAGTCAGATGCTCTTTGGGCGTTCTGCATGTACTCGCTTTCACCAGAAAAGTATGAGGCAGAGTACGGTAAGACACCCCCCTCATCCCTCGATACCACCACAATTACCAGCTGGGAATATGACTGGTTCGCGCCGGAAGTCGTTTACATCGCCAAGTATTACGAGGTACGCAAGGAGTCTGTTGACGTAATCAGCTACAGGCAGCCGATCACAGGCGAGATAGCCACTTACGATAGCGACCAGATCGAGGACATCGAGGATGAGCTGACTGATGCAGGATTCGTTGAGGTGGCCCGGCGCTCTGTTAAGCGTCGCCGCGTCTATGTTTCTGTGGTCGATGGCGAGAACTTCCTTGAGAAGCCACGCCGTATTCCTGGTGAGCACATCCCGCTTATTCCGGTTTATGGCAAGCGCTGGTTCATTGACGATATCGAACGCGTTGAGGGCCACATTGCCAAAGCCATGGACCCTCAGCGCCTGTACAACCTGCAGGTGTCGATGCTGGCTGATACAGCAGCACAAGACCCTGGCTCGACGCCTATCGTCGGCATGGAGCAGATCAGGGGGCTTGAGAAGCATTGGGAGTCGCGCAATAAGAAGCGGCCAGCATTCCTTCCTTTACGCGAGGTAAAGAACAAGGCTGGAGATGTAATTGCACCGGCAACCCCGGCAGGCTACACGCAGCCAGCAGTGATGAACCAGGCATTAGCGGCTCTACTTCAGCAAACCAGCGCAGACATTCAGGAAGTGACTGGCGGCAGCCAGGCTATGCAGCAGATGCCAAGCAATATCTCACAGGAAACAGTCAGCAACCTGATGAACCGCTCAGACATGGCGTCATTCATCTACCTGGACAATATGGCAAAAAGCCTGAAACGTGCAGGGGAGGTGTGGCTGTCTATGGCACGTGAGGTTTACGGCTCGGATCGTGAGGTCAGGGTGGTTAACGACGACGGCACCGATGACATCGCGCTGATGAACGCGCAGGTAGTCGACCGGCAGACTGGCAATGTTGTCGCGCTAAATGACCTCTCAACCGGTCGTTACGATGTCACTGTTGACGTAGGACCAAGCTATACCGCCCGCCGTGATGCCACAGTATCTGCATTGACTCAGGTTCTGCAAACCATGTTGCCGCAGGATCCGATGCGCCCGGTTATTCAGGGGATCATTCTGGACAACCTGGACGGCGAGGGGATGGACGACTTCAAAGAGTTCAACCGCAAACAGTTGCTCACAACTGGCGCCGTCAAACCCCGCAACCAGAAAGAGCAGCAGATTGTTCAGCAGGCTCAGGCCGCACAGCAACAACAGCCAAACCCTGAAATGGTCGCAGCAATGGCGCAGGACAAACTGGCTAATGCTGAGTTACAGAAAGCCGCCAACGAGCAGGCCGATATTCAGGTTAAGGCCTTCAAAGCTCAGACAGATGCTCAGGTGGCCGCCGCTAAAGTGGTAGAGATACTCGCATCAGCAGACAGCAAGCAGAAAGAAGATATCCGAGAGGCGCTGAAGCTCCTAAGTCAATTCCAGCAACAGCAAGGCGATAACGCTCGAGCTGATGCTGAGTTAGTCCTGAAAGGTCAGGCGCAGGGTCATTCAGAGCGAATGGATATCACAAATCTCTTTAAAACATCACAGTCACCGGCAGACTCAATGCCGAGTTAATCAGGAGTAAACAATGGAAAGCGAACTGATCATCGACGGTCAGGTTATTGACCTGTCTGAAAAACAGGAATCAGCCGAAGAAGTGACCACTGAACAGCAGCCTGAGGAGAATGTCCTGGTGCCCGCTGAAGAGGTGGAAACCGAAGTTGAGAAGGCCGAAGAGCAGCCGGAAGAATATTCCCTGCGTGTCGGTGATGAAGAAATCTCCCTGACGGAAGAGGATGACGATCACGTTGATGGTCAGCCTGCACCGCAGTGGGTGAAAGACCTCCGCAAGAACAACCGCGAAAAAGATAAAGAGTTACGGGAACTGCGCCGCCAGCTTGAGCAGGTTCAATCCAGGCCAGCAGAGCAGCACCCACAGCAGCAATCGGACGTTATTCCGCCCAAGCCGACCCTTGAATCATGTGATTACGACGAGGTGGCGTTTGAACAGGCAGTGACTGATTGGCATGAGAAAAAGAGCCGTGCCGAGCAGCAGAAGCAGCAGCAGGAACGTCAGCAGCAAGAATTGCAGGAACGCTACAACCAGCGCATCGCAAAGCATCAGGAGCGTGCAGCCAAACTCCCTGTGAAAGATTATGCAGAGACAGAAGCAATCGTTCGTAATGAGTTGCCTTCGGTACATCAGAGCATCCTAATTCATGCAGCAGACGAGGGTTCAGAGCTGATCGCCTATGCGTTAGGTAAGAATCCACAACTACGCCAGCGTGTAGCCGCTGAGACAGACCCAATTCGCGCAGCATTCCTATTAGGCCAGATTAGCAAGCAAGTAAGCCTTGCGCCGAAGCCTAAGAAAGCCATCAAACCAGAGCCGGAAGTTCGAGGTGGCGGAGCTGATGCGAAACAAGACGACTTCAACAAACTCTGCCCCGGCGCAACAATCGAATAGGAAAAGCTAAATGGCTACCACTAACAAGCTCGACAGTAACGTCAGTCAAATCGTTCTCAAAAAATTCCTGCCGGGCTTTATGTCTGACTTGGTTCTGGCAAAAACCGTAGACCGTCAGTTGCTGGCAGGTGAGATCAACTCCAGTACCGGCGACAGCGTAAGCTTCAAGCGTCCGCACCAGTTTGCATCAGTGCGTACTCCAACCGGTGATATCTCCGGGCAGGCGAAGAACAATCTGATCTCTGGTAAAGCGACAGGTAAAGTTGGCAACTACATCACCGTGGCCGTGGAATACGGTCAACTGGAAGAAGCCATCAAGCTTAATCAGTTAGACGAGATTCTGGCTCCGGTCCGTGAACGAATCGTCACCGACCTTGAGACTGAACTAGCCAAATTCATGATGAACAATGGCGCTCTGTCTCTCGGGTCACCGAACACCCCGATCAATAAATGGTCTGATGTGGCGCAAACCGCTTCATTCCTGAAAGACCTGGGCGTGGAAAAAGGTGAAAACTACGCGGTTATGGACCCATGGTCAGCGCAGCGTCTGGCTGATGCCCAGTCAGGCCTTCATGGCAGCGATCAGTTGATTCGCACTGCATGGGAAGATGCGCAAATTTCTGGAAACTTCGGTGGTATCCGCGCGCTGATGTCAAACGGTCTGGCGTCTCGCACTCAGGGCGCATTTGGTGGCACACTGACTGTATCTAGCACTCCAACCGTTACTTACGATGCGGTGAAAGATACCTACCAATTCCAGGTTACCCTGGCTGGCGCAACGGCATCGGTCACTGGCTTCCTGAAGGCTGGCGATCAGATTAAATTCACAAGCACCTATTGGCTGCAGCAGCAGACCAAGCAAGTTCTGTATAACGGATCTACGCCGATCAGCTTCACGGCGACCGTCCTGGCTGATGCCAACTCTACTGCCGGTGGTGCTGTAACTGTGACGCTGTCTGGTGTACCGATTTACGACACAACTAACCCGCAGTACAACTCAGTCAGCCGCGCCGTGACATCTGGCGATGCTGTGACGGTGATTGGCACCGCAGGGCAGACGATGAAGCCGAACCTGTTCTACAACAAATACTTTGTTGGTCTTGGTACGATCCCGCTTCCTAAGCTGAACAGCATCGACTCAGCCGTCGCGACTTACGAAGGCTTTTCTATCCGCGTTCACAAGTACGCTGACGGCGATGCCAACGTTCAGAAAATGCGTTTCGACCTGCTGCCAGCCTATGTGTGCTACAACCCGCATATGGGCGGGCAATTCTTCGGTAATCCGTAATCATAGGGGCTTAGGCCCCTTTTTTTGAGGTGATGATATGGATCGTATGAGTGTATTCATTCCCGCCGATAACGAAGCCGGGCATGTGCAGGCGGTTATCGTAAAGAAAGAATTCCCGATTTACGAAAAGCTCGGCTTTGTCGCGTCTGTTGACGATCTGAAGCCAGCCACCAAACGCGGACGTAAGGCGGCAGAAAATGGCGATGACGCTGACAAAGGGTGAGATCGTATTGTTTGCCCTGCGCAAGTTTGCAGTGGCGTCCAATGCAACACTGACTGACGTTGAGCCGCCATCAATGGAGGATGGCATCAACGACCTGGAGGACATGGCTGAAGAGTGGCTGATTAACCCGGGTGACATTGGCTATCAATTCTCGGCAGAGAGTGAGACGCCACTGCCTGACGATGACGCTGGCATCCCCCGGAAATACAAACACGCTGTCGGCTATCAGCTTCTGCTTCGCATGATGTCCGACTATAGCCTTGAACCTTCTCCACAAATTCTTACCAACGCACAGCGGTCATACGATGCACTGCTTACTGACACTCTCGTCGTGCCTTCAATGCGGCGGCGCGGCGACATGCCTGTCGGTCAGGGCAATAAGTACGATATTTTCACTGCTGATCGTTACTACCGTGGAGACCTGCCACCCATTGACGGAGATGTCCCAAATCCATAGGTGAGCAAATGCCGATTATACAAATCCCATTGATGAAGGGAACGGGTAAGGACTACCGCAACGCTGACTATATCGACTACCTGCCGGTTAACCTGCTTGCCACACCGAAAGAAGTGCTTAACGCTGCAGGCTATTTGCGGTCATTTCCAGGCATTGCGAAACGCTCAGACGTCGCTGGAATATCGAGAGGGGTTGACTACAACACTTCGCGCAACGAGGTTTACCGCGTCTGCGGTGGCACACTGTATCGTGGAACCGTTGCGATTGGTTCGGTAGTTGGCACCGGGCGCGTTTCTATGGCTCATGGTCGTTCATCAGAGGCGGTGGCCGTAAACGGGAGCGTGGTTCTCTACGGGTATGACGGCTCTATTAACAGCATCACAAACTGGCCGGCAGGGACTGGTTTCACTCAGTACGAGTTAGGACAGGCGCGTGATATTACCCGTATGAGAGGCAGATATGCCTGGGCGAAGGAGGGGAGCGACTCCTGGTTTATTTCTGACCTTCAGGATGAAACTCACCCGGACAGGTTTTCCGCAGAGTACCGGGCAGAATCGCAGCCGGACGGTATTGTCGGAATCAGCACATGGCGTGATTTTGTGGTTTGCTTTGGAACGAGCACGACCGAATATTTTACTCTTACCGGTAACTCTGGAGCGGGCGCCGCGGTATACGTCAACAATCCTGCTTACATGGTTCAGAAGGGTATTGCAGGCACTCACTGCAAATGCCGCTTTATGGATGCGTTCGCCATTATCAGCCACCCTGCTACGGGAGCACCATCGGTGTATCTGATGGACTCAGGTCGCACCACACCGATTTCCACCGCCTCTGTTGAGAAGATAATCCGCTCTTATTCTGACAGCCAGATAGCGTCGGCCGTAATGGAGTCGTTGCGATTTGACGCGCATGAGTTGCTAATCATCCATCTGCCAGAGCATGTTCTTGTCTACGATGCGTCAGCCAGCCAGGGTGGGCCGCAATGGAGTGCACTGAAGACGGGACTAAGTGACGATGTTTACCGCGCCATCGACTTTATGTATGAAGGCAATCAGATCACATGCGGCGACAAATCCCAGCCAGTAACCGGAATCCTTCAATTTGACGCCTCCAGCCAGTACGGAGAACAGCAGGAGCACATGCTGTTCACGCCGCTATTCAAAGCTGACGGCGCAAGAGCTTTCGACTTTGAACTTGAAGCGTCAACCGGTGTGGCGCAGATAGCCGAAAACCTTTTCCTTTCCGCCACTACTGACGGAATTAATTACGGTCGTGAGCAGATGATCCCATGGAATGCGCCGTTCGCGTACGACAGGCGCGTGATATGGCAACGCATTGGGCGCGTCAGGAAGAATATAGGATTCAAACTCAGGATAGTGACTAAATCGCCAGTTACCTTGTCCGGATGTCAAATCAGGGTGGAATGATGGCAGACGATAAACTGAAAGACCCGGTTGTCATTAGGGCGCTGGGTATTAATGCCGCTTCTCTTCCGCCAGGATTCCCGATGGCTTATCAGCGGTATGTTCTCGACCAGGCGCTGGATTTTAATAACGTTGCGATAAAAGCCAATGAGGCCGGTCAGGGCGCCTACGATGGACAGCAGAAGAACGATGAGCAGGACGCCGAGTTAGCCATCCATGAATCAAGGCTTGATGACGCGGAAGCCACGTTAGGGAATCATGAGTTTCGCATTACTACCGCTGAAAACAACATCACTTCGCTCGATACGCGACTGACGACAGCAGAAAACGACATCGACTTTATCACTGATGAGATAGTCGATATTGAAACTCGTGTTGATGGTATTGATACGGAAATCGCTGACCATGAATCCCGTCTTACGCAAGCTGAAACGGACATTAGCGATATTCAGGCTGATTATGTTTCGAAATCAGCCACAACGCCTCAGGAGATTCTATCTCCGCTGGGTATTGCAACTTCATTCTCAATCGACGGAATAAAAGTGCTGGGCCCGCAACAAACAGGCTGGACTCCCGGGACGGGAACGCCAAACCGAAATGCTTTCGATGCTGACTTAAATTTCTCTGTCGGGGCGACGTATTCTCAAACTGAATTACAGGTCATTGTTAACGCTCTCGTTGAAGTAAGACAGCGCTTACTCGCTCTTGAGCAATCTGATCGTACACACGGATTAATCGACTGATGAAGCTTGTAGATAGTGAAACTGGCGTAAAACTCATGCGTCAATGGGCCGTGGTCGATTGGGTTGATCCGGGCGCTGAGTACGCTGTGTGGGATGACTGCTGCGTATTCGCTCTCGTTCAGCAAGATGGTTTCGTTGATATCCATATGGCAATGGATCCGCCTAGACATAAAGAATGCCGCAGAGCAGGCTCAGCAATCCTGAAGCTTGTAGGCCATCATCGTTTGCGGGCGATCATCCTTCCTGACCGGGTAAAGGTCTGCAACTACGCTCGCCGCATGGGATTCGGTGAACGAACAACACAAACACTACGAACCATAGACGGGCGCGAAAGCGCCTTTTTTGTTATGTGGCGCGAGCCGGGAGAATACGATGGGCGGAGCAATTAGCGGAATTGGCGGAGCAGTGTCTGGCGTAATCGGCGGCATTGGTGCGCATAAGGCTGCTAAACAGCAGCAGAAGTACCAGGACAAAGCAATGGGTCAGCAGCGCGAGGGTTATCAGAATGCTGTTGACTGGGTTTCACCTTACGAGCAAGCAGGTCAGTCAGCTCTCGCAGGGCTTCAGGGTATTGCGGGTAAACCAATCGACCGCAACCAATTGCTCGCTGGATATTTCCAGTCGCCTGAATACAAAATGATGGCAGACCAGGCACGATACCAGTCCCTTAATGCAGCAGAGGCAACAGGCGGGCTGGGTTCGACTGCTACCAGCAATCAACTGGCATCCATCGCGCCGATGTTGGGGCAAAACTATCTGTCCGACATGACTAACCAGCAGCAGAACATGTACGCGCAGTTGCTGGGTCTCTCCGGGCTTGGCGCTGAGTCTGCGAATGCGCTCGGTAACTATGCAATTGGGCAGGGTAACACCATGGCCGGGATGTACCAGCAGAAAGGTCAGATCATGGCCGGGAAAGCCGCATTGCCATGGCAGGTTGCGGCCAGCGCCAACAGCAGCATTAATAACGGGGTGGCATCTGATGTTAATCAGTTCACCGGTATGTTTGGCGGCATGATGGGCGGGAGTATGTTCTGATGGCATTTCAGGGGCTTCAGGGGCTTGGTGGCCCCATCAATTATTACGACATGATCCCGGACTTTCGTCGCGAAGCTCTGATGGAAACGCAAAATCGCGTTGGTCAGCAGGCTGTAATTGAGTCGCAGATGAAAAACGCCCAGGCGCAGAAAGATAATCAGCGGCGTGATGCATTCTATGAGGCTATTCAAACCGCGACCCCTGAGCAGTTACCGGCGTTGCGGCGTCAGTTTCCGGAGTTTGCTGATAACATCCAGGCGGAGATAGGCGTTCAGGGTGCTGAGCATGCGGCGTTCGTTAACAGCGCTTTAAATAACCTTTCAGTAGCTGCCTCCAGCGGTAACCCGCAGCAGGTTCAGATGTCCCTGCAACAAAACGGCCCAGCTCTGGCGTCTCTGGGCGTATCTCCTGAACAAGCCATGCAACTGTACCAACAGGATCCTCAGCAATTTAATAGCCTACTTAATGCAACGCGCTTAGCTACTTTGCCAATGGATAAACAATTCCAGACGCAGCAGCAGCAACAGCAAATTGATGAAACTGCGCGTAGTAACAGGGCGGGAGAGGCACTACAGGCCAGGGGGCAGAACCTGTCCTATCAGTCGTCTATGACCGGACATAACCTCGCAGCTCAAAGGTTGGCACTTGACCAGCAAGAGTTCGGCTTAAAACTACAGCAGGCGCAAATGAAAGCACAGGAGCTGATTGATGGGGCTCCTGAGCTGTCCGTGAACATGGAAAAGGCCATTGAGAAGTCGGTAAATGATGCGACTGCCAGCAATAACTCCGCTGATTCCATGCTGGCTTTAGCTCAGCAATTCAGGCAGGAAAAGCCAACTACAGGCCTATTCGGTAATGCCACCAACATGTTCGCCAAAGTTACCGGCACAGATACTGCTTTGCGTGATCTGCGTATCCGTCAAAATGCCCTGGTGAATAACCAGGTCCTTCGTTTCCTTCCTCCCGGCCCAGCTACCGACAGAGACGTTGAGATTGTGCGCCAGGGCGCTCCAACTGATATGGATAACCCTGAGGTGGTGGCGAGATGGCTTGAGGCTATGTCCAACCTTGAACGCCGCAGCGCTCAGTTTAATGACTTTAAATCTGAATGGATGAGTGCAAATGGCAATCCAGGACAGGCACGTAAAGGCGGTCAGATTTTGGGTATGGATATTCAGAAGGGGGAATCGCTGGGTAGCGCTGCTAAACGGTATATGGCACAAACTCCGCTTACGTCCAGTCAACCGGCACAGGCCGCATCTCAGCCGTTAGCTCAACAACAACCAGCCGCTAAAACTGGCGGTGGATTCTCTTCACTATGGGGTGATTAATGGCTAAGGCATGGAAAGATGTTATTGCCTCTCAGCAATACCAGGTTTTGTCTCCTGAGCAAAAAAATCAGGCGCAGGAGCAATATTTTAACGAAGTGGTTGCTCCGCAGGCTGGTTCACAAGCTGAACAGGCACGACAGGCCTTCTATGCCGCTTACCCTGTTAACGATGTCGTGACTGAAACTAAACAGCAGCCTGGCGGAATGATGTCAGAGTTTGGTAATGCGGCGGCGGAAACCGGGCGAGGATTGCTTCAGGCAGGCGTCAATGTCGCAAATATTCCTGCATCAATCGCTGATGCGGTAACGAGCGCCGGGGCATGGGCTGGCAAGCAGTTAGGCATTGGTGACGGAACTTATACCCCGGCGCCGCGTGTCACCACTGCGGGGCTTGAGCGTGATTTTAGCTTGCAACCTGGTACGCTAACTCCGCAGACAACGGAGGCAAAGGTGCTGGCAGAGGCTTTGCCATATCTGACGCCTGTAGGGGTGGAGCGTGCTGCAGTTCAGGCTCCGTCGATCGCGGTCCGGCTGGCTCAAGGCGCTTCACGATTACTCGCTGAGAATGCCATTGGATCAGCGGCAGCAAATAGCGAACAAAACAACGCGCAGGCGCTAGCTACTGACCTTGGCGCTGGAGTTGTACTTGGGGGCGCTCTTAACGCTGTAGGGCGTGGTATTGGCGCGGCTTATCGTGGTATCAGGGGAGAGATGTCAACCGAAGCACGGCAGGCGATCCAGTTTGCTGATTCAAATGATGTTCCGTTGCATACAACTGACGTACTCCAGCCCAATTCCCGTGTTGGCCGCATGGCTCAAACTACTGCAGAAAATATTCCGTTCTTAGGCACAAGTGGCATGAGAGGCGCCCAGCAGGATGCCAGGAGCCAATTAGTTGACGAGTATGCTTCCCGATTTGGTGAGTATGATCCATCCATTGTGATAGGTAGCCTTAAAACCAAAACAGAGGGAATAAAACGTGCTGCAGGAAGCCGTCTTGAGAAGGTTCAAACCGCTATGGCTGGGGTGAATATCCAGCCATCAAGGGCGCTGCAACAGATCGATGATGAAATCTCTAACCTGCAGAAACTGGGCCGGGTTGCTGACACTGACACTATAGGAAAGTTACAGGCTTACCGTGATGAACTGGCAAGTGGGAATGTGGATTTGCAGCAATTAAGCAATTTGCGGAGCCAGTTCCGTCAGGATGTTAAAGGTGAGCGCGTCGTTATGCCTAGCCGGTCAGATGCTGCTATTCAGCGAGTGTACCGGGCTATGACGGGTGACATCGACAGTTCAATAGGCCAGAACCTTGGCGATGACACGTTACGGCGTTACAAGCAGGCCAATGCAGTTTATGCCGACGAAGCCAGCAAGTTACAGAACACGCGCCTGAAGAATGTTCTGATGAAAGGCGACCTGACTCCGGAAGTTGTGAACAATATGCTGTTCAGCAAGAACAAGTCTGAAGTGCAGAATCTGTACAACTCAGTTGGCAGGGTTGGACGTGCTCAGATGCGCAATGGAATTATCGGTAAGGCGATGGAAAAATCTGGCGGATCTCCTGACCAGTTCCTGCGCCACGTTAATTTGATGTCTAACCAGACCGGTATCACCTTCAAAGGCCGTGATGCTGCTTACCTGAATGGGTTAAAAAACTACCTTGAGTCCACCAAACGAGCGGGTCAAGCAGGCGTAACTACCCCAACAGGACAGCAGGCAATACCGTTTATTCTTGGCATCGGGACGATTACAAATCCGGCAGTGGCAGCAGGAGGAGCAGGCTACGGTGTTTTGTCTCGCCTGTATGAGAGCGAGGCCGGCAGGAATGCAATGCTCCGCCTGGCAAACACACCAAAAGGTTCAACTGCATTCGAAAAGGCGCTTTCTCAGGCCGAAAGGGCTATTAACTCAATTGCTCAGGGTGCTAAGTCAGAAGTTTTAAGTGAATAACGCCAATGCAACGATTATTCCAAATATAAAGAACGCAACATTGAGCAGATCTCTGTTCATGATTTAATTCCCAGCAATTTCTTTAATCATATCAGCTTTCAGTGCATTGGTGCGCAACTTTACTTGTGCAGCTTTGCTACGGCCGGAGCATACTAAATGTCAGATATCACCGCGAATGTTGTAGTCAGCATGCCGACGCAGCCATTTACCATGGCTAGGTTTTTTAAAGCTGTCGCGAATGGCAGGATTTATATCGGTAAAATTGACACCGACCCGACAATCCCGGCTAACCAGATTCAAGTTTACCTTGAGAATGAGGATGGCTCTCATGTTCCGGTGCCGCAGCCTATCAGGATCAACGCCGGAGGGTTTCCGGTATATAACGGACAGATAGCTAAGTTTGTGACTGTACAGGGACATAGCATGGCGGTGCTGGACGCGTTTTATGTACAGCAGTTTTACTTCCCTAATGTACTCAAATATGACCCTGATCAGCTCCGTAAGGAAATGAGTTCAGACCGGTATCAATTTGTTGGGGGACAAACAAATATTGATTATGGTAACTCTACCCCAACCAAACTTTTGTATGGTCCAGGAAAAATCACCATAAATAGTGTTTCATTTTCTGGACTTATGCCAGGTGTAGACGTACCAAACTCAAGTATTTATTTCAACCCAACAAGTTATTATGACGATTTGGGAGAGAGCGAGAATGGTGGAAGTAAGCTCAATTTAATCATGAACGTTGGTGCAAAAATTGATGGCACTATAAATAGATCCACTTTCGTCGGATCGCAGGGTCCAAAACAAATACTAAATGTTGACCGATGTGATGCCTTTGGCAACGGCGCAATGATGTACACCAAATATTGCGAACGTTCAGTGGCTATAGGAACAATTTCATGCCAATGGTTAGGAACAAATAATCCTGCGGCAGATAACCATCAATGGTGGTCAAACGCAGGCGGCTTTATACCCGGACAGTCTGGGTGGAATTATGATGGTATGGAGGTAGATAATCCGGGGATTGGAGCAAAAATAGCTGCATTTAACGGATTCGCTAAACAGCCTTCAGATTGCGGTCGTAGCGTTGGCATTGGGCGTAATGCATTCAATGGGTCGGTACTACTGAATAATTGCACGGCGGTTGGTTATCGCGCCGGTGCTGGAATGTTTGCAGCTAGCAATATGGTGGCTTTGGGCACTGATTCTTATAGAAATGGAGTTTTTCTCACAAACTCTATCGCCGCCGGTGTGTTTTCTGGAGTTAAATGGCAAGAAGGCGCAGGTAATGCACTTTTTGGATATAACTCAGGTTCAGGAGCAGTGACGGGAGAGAGAAATACCCTTATAGGAAGCTTCTCTGGCAGTGATGCAAAAACCTTAACAGACTGTGTATTTATTGGGTATGGAGCAGGTAATGATGTCATTGCTGACACACCAATCCCTAATAATGTCCTTGCAATTGGTAACGATGTCACAGGCGTTGGTGCACCATTGATAAGTGGGAATATGTCAGTTCCAAAACTGGGTGTTAACATATTGCCTAGCCGCATAGCCGCTACATTACATGTGCGTAGTAGTGATGCTGCTGCATCAGTGGCTCCCCCAAGCGGTGCTGCTGACGAGTTTATTATTGAAAACGGTGGCAACACCGGTATGACTATCCGATCTGCAGCCACGTCTTTAGGGGTAATAAATTTTTCATCACCCACTTTGCCATCTGCTGGCGCTGTAAGTTATAACCACAGCACATCGGAAATGACGCTTCGCGCAGCTAACTCCGACAAATGGAAAATTAATTCCTCATCTCTTAGCCCTGCCTCTGACAACGCCTACAGCATTGGGACATCAGCACTCAGGGCTAGTGTCATATACGCGGCATCAGGTGCGATAAACACATCTGATGGTCGCGTTAAGACTGATGAAGTTGATTTGAGCGATAAAGAACGCCAGGTTGCTTTAAAGCTCAAATCTCTTATAAGGCGTTATAGATTTAAGGATGCTGTCGAGAAGAAAGGAACAGAAGCCAGGCTTCACTTCGGAGTTATCGCACAGGATGTCAAGGCTGCGTTTGAGGAAGAGGGTTTAATCGCAGAAAGCTACGGGATTCTATGTTATGACGAATGGGAAGATCAATACACGCCTATTTATCAAACAAGAGTCGCCAGCCGCAAAATTTTGAAATCTCAGGTTGTAGACTCTGTAACTGGGGAGATTTCCAGCGAAGAATATGAAACAGTTGAGTACGAGGAGGAGTATGATACCGGTGACAAAAGGCTTGTTATTGCTTCAGGTAATCGGTATGGAATCCGCTATGATGAGCTTTTATGCTTCATAATCGCTGCAATGTAAGGGACATTGTATATTTCGTGCTTTTGTAAAATTAGGCAAGGGAATGCGCTAAGCTGTGATCAGGCCTTTAACTTAGTGGTTTTATATGTTTTACCCGTTTCTTCTGACGCTTGCTGTATTGATTTTGATAGGCGAAACATAATACCATCTACGCTTTGTATCCTAATGGCAAATGGTAAAATGTTAAGCGAAAATGAATCCCCAAAAAAAATAATTATATATGAAGATAATGATTTGGTGGTGATCTTTAAAAACGGGAATAGCAAATTTTTGTTTGTAACATTCGGCGACTCGATTTCATTAGCCAATGGTTTATCTATATATGCTGATCCAGTGTCTACTAAATTAGGGTATTCCTCACTAGGCTTCATGGCAAAGGAAAGAAATTGGTATCCTAAAATATCAATGACTAAAGCAGTACATGCTTGCAGACATATCATAAATAGATATTCCTCTCGATTTTTATATGGTGGGTCAATGGGCGGGTATGCTGCAATAAAGTATTCAAAGCTTTTAAAAGCGTCTCATGTTTTAACATGCTGCCCACAATGGTCGATAGACCCTGCAGAGTGCGATGGTAAAAGAAATGGCTATGAAAAATATTATAATGATTCACTAAAAGGAATGGGAGTTACCAAAGATGATGTTTGTGGTGATATATACGTAATTCACGACCCAAGGCACCAGGTTGATTCCTTTCATTTTTCAAGATTTAAGCGGCTTAAAAAAGGAATAATGGCCGTGAATGCTCCATTTGTGAGGCATCATGCAACTTCCGTAATAGCTGGAAGTAAAAATATTGCATCAATGGTGGATGCTGCTCAAGATAGAGATCCGTCTCGAATTCGTTTTATCGTCAATAAAATAAGGAGAAAAAGCATTGTTAGACAAGATAATTTATTGTTACTGGCATCTAAAAAACATCCGGTGCTAACGACGAAAGTTATAGCATCATTAAAGCTAAATAGTGAAGCTGTCAGTGAATCATTAGGAAATGCAATTAGCACTCTGCTTTCGCAAAAAAGAAACCCAGAATTACTTTATGTAATTTCTTTAATAAAACAAATAGCAGGTAATAGTGTTATTTACGATAAGTATATCGATACGATTAAGTTAGTTGAAAAAAAACGCATCGTAAAAACATACCACGGTAAAGTGTTATCATACGATCCATTATCATTAAGTATCATACAATTACCAGCGCGTGATATCATCGCAATGTGTCATGCATTTCCTATTGAAGTTATTAATTGTAATAATGAAAACATTCTTGCGGTGAATTTATCTGGCACATATCACCATGTTTTATTAAATGGCTTTTCATTTATTATAGAAAAGGAAAGCAGTAATAGTCACCGGTTTGGTTATTTAATTAAAGCTATAACTGTGAACGAAAATGTAATTCATCTTAAAAGTAACAACATATATTTAAGTGCCCTAAGCACTGGCCAGGTTAAGGCAAATAGGCCAGAGCCTAAAGAATGGGAAACTTTCATGATTGATTAATAATCAATCTCTATATCTTTCTCAGTGGAAATAATTAATAAATTAAAGAGAATCGCAATAGACATGAAAAGTGTTATCAACATTGCTTTCATCCTGTAAGCGCATTATGAACCACGATAGCCACTAAAAGTGTCAAAAAAATTACACATCTATTTGTTTTATTGATAGGCCGCTTCGTATTGATCTCCTTCTCTCACAAAACTACTGTATACGCATACAGTGAAAGAGAAGGAGGTCACTATGCCGCGCTTATCAGATATCCGCCCAGCGTTCTACGCAGCACTACACATCAGCCCGAAAGGGAAACGCACCGTCACTACCATCGATTTCGTCGCTGAACTGGCGAAACGCAAACACGACTGGTCACTACATGAGGCCAACGTGTGGATCGAACACCATATCGACACGTTCAAAGACATCTCTACCGAAGAGGGAGAGGAGCGGACGTTCATGCTCTACAACCCGAACCAGGGAGGGCTGTGATATGGGCTTCCCGTCACCGGCAATGGATTTTATCCAGACCCGGTTAACGCCGGATATTGTGTGTGGCACGAACGCCAATACGATGATCATCGAGACGACCGGCGGTTATGCGGTAGTGGAGAAGGGTTCACAGCCAAAAGCAGGAGAGTACGTCCTGATTAACTGGCTCGGTCGCAACTATTTTGCCAGGCCAGCGGGTAAGTCGTTAATCACGGAAGATGGTGAGGCTATCGAAGGAGAAGCTCTGGATGACGTCGAGGTGATAGGCGTAGTGACGTGGCTGGTCAACCGAACGCGGGATGATGAAGCGCCGGTGATGTGAATGGGGCATGGGTGGGACAAAAACACCTGTACGAACTCAGGCGAATTTGGATAGTGACGTTTTCTGACAACTGCAATCATCTGTTATTTAATGCGCTCTTGGACGATCTAAGTTGATTAGAAAAATTGTACTGTCATGTGATGAATATGCAGGTGTAGTTGCCGAAACCTTTCGCTTCGGACAGAGGTGCATTTTTAAGTTTTATGAAAGGGTTCCGTTTGCTTCAGGCAGCGGGGCTTTTTATTGTTAAAAGCTTATTCAACCCAAAAAAATGCGCCGAATAACATACGCATTCGGCACATTCGGTTACTTGTTAAGTGATTCAGCGTAAAGCCTGATTGCTTCGCTAATGACGGCGGATTGCGGCTTCCCGGTTTTATTTGATAAGTCTGCAATGAGAGAGATAATCTCCTCGGTAAGTTTGAAGCCTTTGCTTCTAACCCCTCGTTTGAGATCACTCTTTAACTGAATTGCGGTAGTTGATTGGGCCATTTTTGACCTTATATTTGAGTTTAGGGTTGGAGGGGCTTTCTCTCCTCCGCCTGACTGTCTTAGTAAGCTGGGGAGCTAATCACTAAGAGAACAATCAGGATGATGACTAGCTTCATCATAACCCTTTCTTCATGTTGGGCTCCGCTTCGGTGGGGCCCTTCCCGTTTCTGCGGCATGCTAATGTGATAATTACAGGTATACCTATATATTAAAGCAAGCACTTCTCATAAATTTTTTCGATATTTGGGCTTATTTCATCTACATCCCATCCCAGAGGTTTACTAGTCCATTTTGTGAGCAGGTGTTATAATCCCTTTGCGCCAATAAGGCGTTAATGTTCAATTAAAGGGAGGTTGTATGAACATTCAGAGAACAGCTTTCATTGATATTTATAAGGATCACGACAAATATCAGCGGGTAATAGCTGTTGCAAATGTTGATATTTCTACCGGAGTAGTTCGGCTTAACACAGGGTGGGATTTGGGGATTTTTAAGGTTGAAAATCAGCCCCATTCATACGAAATCCGGTTTGACAGCAAAAGGCATAAGAACTTTCGCTGCATTAATTAAAATCTTCGTTTCATAAATTTTAAGGCTCACTTCTGTGGGCCTTTTCTATTTTCAGGCCAGGACAATCAACCCTGGCGAATCTTTACCTGAGTGTCCGTGGCCTGACTCCTTTGGACACAGCACTTCCCGTTGGTGGTTGTGAGAGAAATGTCCCGTATGAGCAAATTAGCTTCTGGCACTGTTTATGGCACTTCAGCCTAATGGTGTACTAACCCGGCTTAGTCCTGACGAATGGAGCGCCATTGATGTTATCGCAGGCATTGTGGTTGCGCTGCTGACGTTTGCTATCAACTGGTACTACAAGCGCAAAACAACACTGGCGCAGATCGAAGCCCTTCGTAAGTGGCCGGTGAACGGTCCCACAATTATGCCGGTGGCATGAAGTGGAAGGGATTGCAGAACCGTCGCGAGATGGAGCAATCCATGTGCCTGGCGGAGAGTAAAAATGACCTCTAAAGCTTGGCTGATTATCGGCATTGAACTGCTCTTATCTGTCCTGATTATTTACGTTCTGCTCGGTCAGGTAGGTGATGCGAAAAAACGTGCTGCTGATGCCGAGCAAAGCCTGAAGCTGGCGAACGCCACCATCAACGACATGCAGGTGCGCCAGCGCGATGTTGCAGCGCTGGACGCTAAATGCACAAAGGAGCTTGCTGATGCGAATGCTGCAAATGATGCTCTGCGTAGGCGTCTCGATAATGGTGGCAGGGTGCGCGTTAAGGGAAGTGTCCCACTCAGGATTACACCTTCACCACCGGCAGCATGGGCGATGCAGGAACCGTCGAACTCGCTGACCTTGCTGGACGAAACGTTCTCGGTATCCGATCCGGAATCATCCGCGACCAGAAAGCCCTGA